TTACCTAACTCTGCTGCATCTACACAGTTGATGAATTTTGATTTACCTCCATTAAAAACTAGTACTAATTATGTACTATCTTTTTGGGTATATACCAGTGTTGTAGGTTCAGATATGAGGGTAGATTTATTCCCTGATAGTCTCCCTGAACATATTGTAACAGTAAATAGTTTAACTCCAGAGAAACATACTTATGCATTTAACTCTGCAGATACAAATATGGCTACTGCTATATTACGTTTCTTTAAATTAACATCTTCTACAAATCCAACAGCTAGCATTACTGTTTATGATGTTAAATTTGAACAGGGGGTACAAGCTACTGATTGGACCCCATATAATCCGATTGTTGATAAGGCTGATGATACTAAGCAAACCATGGAAGCTACTGTTACAGTAGATTCTGGTGGCATTATAATGAATGGTACTGCTGCTATTCATTCATACCTTAAAGATTCATTTGCTGATGTAACTGCAGGTGTTTATTTAGGTTGGGATGCTGGTCAGGCAGCTTATGTAATGGATGTAGGTGATGCCTCTAATTATGTTAGATGGAATGGTTCTACGCTATCTGTTTCTGGTAACCTAACTGTTGGTAATCCAGCTTCTGTACGTACAGATTTGAATGTAGCTGATGGAGCTGATGTTACTAATAAAGCTACAGTAGAAGCGGCTATCAATGGAAACTTAACTGTCACTGGAATTATAACAGGGGTAAAAGTACAAACAGGAATCACAGGACAAGACAGATGTATATTAAATGAATCTGCCAGTAATGAATTAAGAATCTACAGTGCTTCCAATGTACTTTTAGGTTCTTTTGGTGCAGGCACTGTATCAGGAGGTTCTGATAATGTTATTGTAGATGTTGGTTTAATTACGCAGCCTTATTTAGCAGTAAGGGCATTATCTGCTGGCATGGCCCTGCAGGTGCAAGGTAATCACTCCAGTAGATTTGTAGGATCTGCCTCTTTTATTAATAGTGCAGCGGATGGAGCTGCCATATCAATTGGTTACCTTGGTCTTATTGGAACAGGAATTTATATTCACGGTGCAAACCTGAGTTCAGTTGATACTGCTGCACCTTTATGTATATCTCCAATGGCTTCAGGGAATCCTTCAGGAACCTCTGCACATGGTGGATCTATGGCAGTGGGTAGCGATACTCGTTTATACCTGAAACCTAGTGATATAGGTACCTGGCAGCCTTTACCTTATCTGTCTGATGTTGAAAATGCTATGCCAGTAGGAACTATTATCTCAACAGGTTCTTCTAGTGCATTATCAGGTTTCCTGAATTGTAATGGTGCCGCTGTTAGCCGAACAACTTATGCAAGCCTTTTCTCGAAGATAGGAACAAATTTTGGTATCGGTGACGGATCAACTACTTTCAATCTGCCAGATCTTCGCGGTGAATTTATCCGAGGTTGGGATAACAATAAGGGTACAGATCCAGGGCGGTCACTTGGATCTAGTCAGACGGATGATCTAAAAGAACATACACATACAATACAAGGTAATTCTGGTGGCTCTGGCTATCCTAATGCACCTGCTGGTGGAGGTAGTTATTTTGCTAGTACTGGTTCAACGGGTGGTAGTGAAACAAGACCTAAAAATATTGCATTAAACTTCTTTATTAGATATTAGGAAAGTACATATGGTTGATACAACTATTTTTCATTTTAACAAAGAGACAGGGGAACTATTAGGGGAAGATATTGCTATTACAGATCCAATAGACAATCTTCCAATGATACCTGCATATGCTACTGCTGTTATACCACCAGTGTATTCTATAAATGAAATCCCGGTAACTAATGATAATGGTATAACCTGGGAAGTAATTGCAGATTATAGAAATCAGGTATGGTTTAACCCTGATGGATCTGAAGTAACTTTTAATTCACTAGGAGAATCTCCATCAATTGATCAAGTTAGTGCCCTAACAGATGCGCTTATATTACAAAGAAGTAAGAGAGATAAAATAACTTACTTAGAAAATTCTTGTTGTACAGAAGTAATTTCAGGTTATTTATCATCTACTTTAGGGACACCGCATACTTATCCTACTAATCTTTTGGATCAACAAAACTTAATTGCTGTATGTTTAGCAGCTACAGTAACTTTAGACCCATTATGGAAATGTAATTTCTGGTGTTCTGATGCCTCCGGGGAGTGGAGTAGAAAAGCTCATAGTAAAGAACAGATTTTAGCGTTAGGAGTAGAAATACAATTACATATAGCAGCTAAACAAGATAAGTTACTGTTGTTAATTAATCAAGTTAATGATCCTTTAACAGATACTCTACAAAAAGTATCAGATATATTATGGTAAAAGAGATACTTAATACCTAAAGGTGACCTAAAGGGTAACTAGTTCTCTGTAAGTTGTTGTTTGTACTACACTAATGTTACTGGTATAGTTCACAATATAACTAGCCAGTACTACTTATTATATAAGAGTAATCATGAGCGAAGACGAAGAGTATATAGATCAAGCAGACCAAAGTGATGAGAACTCACCAAGACTTACAAAGTGGGCAAATGAGCCGACTCTGAAAGACTTTGCTGATGATTACACTAATGCGACTCCGGCTAGAAATGCTCAGATATCTAAGGTTAATACCTGGTTAGATAATCTGAATATAGAAGGGGCTGCTAAAATAACTAAAGTTAAAGGACGATCTAGTGTTGTTCCTAAACTTATTCGTAAACAAGCTGAATGGAGATATGCTAGTTTATCTGAACCATTTTTAAGTACCGGGGATATTTTTAATATTGCTCCTGTTACTCATGAAGATAAAGCAGCTGCAGTTCAAAATGAATTGGTTCTAAATAATCAGTTCAATACAAAGATTAATAAGAATAAGTTCATTGATGAGTATGTACGTACTGCAGTCGATGAAGGTACAGTTATTGTACAAGTTGGGTGGGATTTTCAAGAAGAGATATATACAGAAGAAGAAATTGTATATAAAACTAAAGAAGTCACTGATCCATTTAAAGTGGCTCAATTACGTTTATCTGGCCAACCTCTTGTTGAAAAAGTTCCTGATGGCACGAAGAAAGTTGAGATATCTGAAACTTTAGTAAACAAACCTACTGTTGAAATCTGTAACCATACTAACCTAACTATTGATCCCTCATGCCAGGGTGATTTAGATAAGGCTAAGTTTATTATTAAGAGTTTTGAAACATCACTATCTGAGTTAAAAGCAGATGGTAGATATAAAAATTTAAATAAAATTAATATCGAAGGTACTACTTTACTTAGTACTGCTGATCATGAAATAGAAGATCCAACACAATTTAACTTTGCTGATAATGCTCGTAAGTTATTCATTGCTAAAGAGTATTGGGGTTATTGGGATATTAATAATGATGATGTCCTGGTTCCAATTGTTGCTACATATGTAGGTGATACCATTATTCGTTTGGAAGAGAACCCATTCCCAGATGGTAAACTTCCATTTGTATCAGCTCAGTACTTACCTGTACGTAAATCTGTATATGGTGAACCTGATGGTGTTCTGTTAGAAGATAATCAGAAGATCATAGGTGCATTAACCCGGGGTATGGTTGATGTAATGGGACGTAGTGCTAATGGTCAAATGGGTACTCGTAAAGATGCATTAGATATTACTAATAAACGTAAATTTGATCGTGGTCTTGATTATGAATTCAATGGTAATGTGGATCCACGTCAAGCATTTCATATGCATACTTATCCAGAGATTCCTCAATCAGCTCAGTTCATGATGCAGTTACAAAACAATGAAGCTGAGAGTCTCACAGGTATTAAAGCTTTCAATAATGGTATTAGTGGCCAAGCATTAGGAAATACTGCTACAGGTATCAGATCTGCATTAGACGCTACATCTAAACGTGAGTTAGATATCTTACGTCGACTAGCTGAAGGTATTAAGCAGATAGGTAGAAAATTTATCAGCATGAATGCTGAATGGTTAGATGATGAAGAAGTAATTCGTATAACCAATGAAGAATTTGTTCCAGTAAGACGGGATGACCTGGCAGGTAACTTTGATCTCAAGTTATCTATCAGTACTGCAGAAGCTGACAATGAAAAAGCTCAGGAATTAGCATTTATGCTACAAACCATGGGTAATAGCATGGACCCTTCAATGTCCCAAATGATACTGGCAGATATTGCTAAACTCAGGAAAATGCCTGAACTAGCAAAACGTATTGAGGAATACCAACCTCAACCAGATCCATTGGCTCAACAAAAAGCTACGCTTGAAATAGAACTTCTTAAAGCACAAGTTTTCAATGAACAGTCGAAGGGTAGAGAAAATGCTGTTGATGTAGGTCTGAAGCAAGCTAAGACTCAAACTGAGCAAGCCAAAGCTAAAAACCTATTAAGTGATGCAGATAAGAAAGATTTAGAATTCCTTGAACAGGAATCTGGTGTAACTCATGAGCGTGAACTCGATAAAAAGAATCACGACAGAAACACCAATTTAGACTTGAAAGTAGTTGATAATTTATTAGCTAATCAAGATGAGGAGGAAGAACCTCCAATCCCAGGCTTAGCCAATTTACCCGGCTAACCTATAATCTCAATATTGAGGACACATGAAATGAGTGAAAATGCAGAAGACGTAATTGGCCAAATCGAAATCAGTATCGAACAAGCAAAAGAAGTTGTGGATGTTATGAAAAAACTTCAACGCTTAACTGATAACCAAGATTTTAAAGACATAGTGCTGGATGGCTATTTCTTGGATGAAGCTAGTCGTTTAGTATTAATTAAAGCTGAACCTTCACAACAAAGTGAAAAGGATCAGAAACTGATTAATGATTCAATTACTGCTATTGGTCACTTTAGACAATATCTAAGTACAATTATGCAAACTGGTAAAGCAGCAGAGCATGCTATTGGTGCTGATGAACAGACCATCGAAGAAATCCTTGCAGAACAATCACAAGGGGTAAACTAAGATGGCTACTGAAGAAGAAAATGTCGGTGAAGAATCTACAGATACTGTAGATGATTCAACCGTACAAGAACCTAATTTTCTTGATATGTCAGCAGAAGAGTTTGAGAAAGCCTCACTTCAGGAAGTATCTGAAGAAGGTCTGGAAGAAGCTCTGGCTACAGCTAATGCTGATGATAATGACGATGATGATAATGAAGACCCAGATACTGATTCTTCAGATGATTCATCAGATGACCAAGATGTTGATGGTGATGACTCAGATGATGAAGATTCAGTTGATGATATGGAAGATATATCAGATGATGAAGATGATTCAGACGGAGAAACAGATGATACGGATAAAGCAGATGATGCTAATGACGATGATTCTGAAACCAATGCTAAAGATCAGTTAGCTAAATTGTTTGCACCATTCCGGGCTAATAACCGGGATATGCAAGTTGATAATGTAGATGATGCATTAACTCTAATGAAAATGGGAGCAAACTATAATAAGAAGATGGCAGCATTAAAGCCCAATCTAAAACTTGTTAAAATGCTCCAGAACAACAATTTACTTGATGAAAGTAAATTAACTTATTTGATTGACCTGGATAAAAAGAATCCAGAAGCAATTAAGAAATTTATCAAAGAAAGTGGGATTAATCCCATGGATGTTGATATGCAAGCAGATGCATCTTATGAGCCTGATGAACAGACTTATAAGGTACATGATACCGAAGTGGAACTTGATGGAATACTTGATGAGATCAAAGACACAGAATCTTTTAAAGACACAATCGATATCGTTAGTAATAAACTGGATGATGCCAGTAAACAAATTATTGCTAGTAACCCTGAGATAGTAAGGATTCTTAATGGGCATATGCAAGCTGGGATTTATAACCGCATTACTGCAGTTGTAGAACAACAGCGAGCACTTGGAAAATTAGCTGGTTTGAATGACCTGGAAGCTTACAAACAGGTAGGTGATGTAATCAATGCTCAAGGCGGTTTTAATAAGCCGGCCGATAGTAATACTGCAGACTCCACAGAAGCTAAAGATACGGTAACAAAGAAAAAGGTTACAGATTCTAAGCGGAAAAGTAAGAAGAAAGCAGCAAGTACAACTAAAAGTTCTACCAGACAATCCGGTGACACTGATTTCAATCCATTAAGTATGTCGGATGAAGACTTTGAGAAGGTTTCTGGTAGTAAGTTTTTATAACTAACTACAGAAGGTAAAATATCATGCCAATGATTTATAACGATCCTGTCGGTGGTTCAGCCTCCACGGTAGGCCCACAGATACGTACGGATTACTTTAATAAGAAAGCTCTTATTGAAGCCCAAAAAGAGCAGTACTTCAGTCAGCTGGCTGATGTTACTGGTATGCCTAAAAACATGGGTAAGAAAATTAAACGTTTTCATTACCTACCTATCCTTGATGATGCAAACATCAATGACCAAGGTCTGGATGCTGCCGGTGCAGTTATTGATAATACAGAATATGCTGTACGCATTCCTAACCTGGTTAATACACCCTATATCGTTGAAGCTGCAGAAGCATCTTTTGCTGCAGCACATTCCAATGGTGATTACATTTTCATTACTGATAGTGCTCAGTGGTTATTACTAACCGGTGATACTGCTATTGGTTATGATGCGTCGACTGCTGGTGGTGCAAGTGGTACTGAATTAGCTGACTCAGCTATTAAAGCTTTGATTGAAGCTGATGCCACTTCTGTTACTGCTACAGTATCAGGTGCGTCAATTACAGTTGATCTACAGGACCTGGTCTTTGCAGCTGAAGCTGATGCGACTGTCGCTGTCCAGATTATCGCTGGTGCTCAGAAAACTCAGCGTTCTGGTAATCTTTATGGTTCAAGTAAAGATGTGGGTACCATTTCTGGTAAGCTTCCAGCTCTGTCGGAAACTGGTGGTCGTGTTAACCGTGTTGGTATGAAACGTATCGAGCTCGAAGGTACTATTGAAAAGTTTGGTTTCTTCGATGAGTACACCCAAGAGTCTATGGACTTTGATTCAGATGCTGAATTAGAGATGCACATTACTCGTGAATCAGTACTAGCCGCTAACGAAATCACTGAAGATGCTCTTCAGATTGATCTGTTAGAAGGTGCTGGTGTTATCCGCTTTACAGGTGCAGCTACTGCTGTAGGTGAATTGCAGGGTAATGACGATGCTGCTCCATTCGATGTTGGTAATACCAATGACCTGGTTACCTATGAAGATCTTATGAAACTCTCTATTGAGTTAGATCAGAATCGTACTCCTAAACATACGAAGATGATTACCGGTTCACGTCTGATTGATACTAAGACTGTTTCTGGTGCACGTTACATGTATATTGGTTCAGAGCTTATTCCTGCGATTGAGCGTATGAAAGATCTGCATGGTAACCAAGCATTCATCCCAGTACAGAAGTACGGTAATGCTGGTAACATCGCTCGTGGTGAGTATGGCTCATGTGGTCCTTTCCGTTTCATCGTAGTTCCTGAAATGATGAAGTGGGCAGGTGCTGGTGCCGCGGTAACTGCTGCTAATACAGTGTTCCAAGAAACGAATGGTCGCTATGACGTATTCCCAATGATGGTTATTGGTTCTGAGTCATTCACTACTATCGGTTTCCAAACTGATGGTAAGACTGTGAAGTTTAAGATCACTCACAAGAAGCCTGGTAAGGAAATTGCTGATCGTAATGATCCATACGGTGAGACTGGTTTCTATAGTATCAAGTGGTACTATGGTACTATGCTGCTCCGTACAGAGCGTTTAGCTGTAATCAAAACTATTGCTGAACTGTAATAGTTAATTAACTGGTGAGAGCCCGCCCTGTAGGGTAAGGGCTCGATCCTTTATTAAAAAATAGAGGTATCACCCTCTTTAAAAGGTCTAATACCATGTCAGAAGAAATTGAAAATACAGAAGTTGAACCATCAGAATTAAATTCACTAAAAGCCCAAGCTGATCTGTTGGGTATTAAATATCACCCTGCTATTGGTGTAGATAAACTTCGTATTAAGGTTACTGCTGCCCTCAAAGCAGAAAAAGCTGTTAATGCTGAACCTGTTCCTTCACCAGAACAAACAGTTGCAGCCGGCCCTAAAAAGCTTTCCCCACGTCAAATTTTCGCTCAGAAGAAAAAACAAGCATCTGAGCTCGTACGTATTCGATTAACCAATATGAACCCTACTAAGAAAGAATGGGAAGGTGAAATCATCTCAGTTGGTTCACCTCGATTAGGCACATTTAAGAAGTTCATTCCATTCCATGCAGAAGAAGGTTGGCATGTTCCTCGTATTATTTATAACGTACTGAGAGATAAGAAATGTCAGATCTTTGTTACTAAAAAGAATCCTGATGGATCTAAAAGTCGTGTTGGTAAATTAATCAATGAATTTGCTATTGAAGTATTGCCACCATTAACCCCAACTGAACTTGCTGACCTGGCTAAGAAACAAGCCATGGCTGGTAATATCGGTTAAGTAATAGAGCCTGGGAAACATTATGCCTGAAGCAACTGTAAAAGAAGTAACCAATACCGGTAAAGACGGTGCAGGAATGTTTGATGTATTGATGTCTTCGGTAGAGACTCATTTAGAGTCTCAATTTGCTAAGAACCGAATATCTGGTACTGATTACGCTAATGTTTACCTGGGCTCATTACAATCTGCCTTAGCAAGTTCAATTCAATTTGTATTGGGTGCTGATGTAGCAGATGCTCAAGCTCATTTAATTGAGCAGCAAATCCTCACGGAAGAACAGAATACCTTAAAGGTAACTGCTGATACTGCATTAGTTAATGCACAGAAATTATTAACTGATGAAGAATTAGCTAAGATTACAGCTGAGACATCATTAATAGCTCAGAAAGAATTAACCGAATTTCAGAATACATTGTTGGTTACTGCTACAACTACTAAGACTGCTGCAGATACAACGCTAATTGATAAGAAAGCTTTAACTGAAATTCAAAATGAATTATTAACTACAGCACAGACTACAAAGACATCTACAGAAACATCTCTTATTACCAGTAAGATTGCAACTGAAGCGCAGATAGCTCTACAGGTTACACAAGATACAGCTCGAAGTGCTGCTGATACAACTCGGATCACATCTGAGAAAACTCTTCTTGATAATAAAGCATTGACTGAAATTCAAACTGCATTAAAAGTTGCTGCTGAAATTAATTTATTAAATCAAAAAACTGATACTGAAAAAGCACAAATCCTTGATACTGTTAATGCTGTTGCAGTAGCAGGTATCGTTGGTGCACAGAAGGACTTATATGTAGCTCAGAAAGATGGTTTCTCTCGAGATGCAGAACAGAAATTACTTAAAATTATGATGGATAGTTGGGCAGTAGATAAATCAGTTACTGTTACCGGTATCGATATTCCTACCAATCTAGGTAATGCCTCTATTAATAAGGTTGCTGCAGATGCTGCAGCAGGTATTGGTGTAACCTTACCGTAAGGATGAACCATGGGTGGCTTATTCGAATGGGTAGAGAATGTTTGGGAAAATACCTGGGATGCTGTTGCCCATGGTGAATGGGATGAATTCGGGGAATTTGTTGATGACACTATCGAGGATATTGTAGGCGTCTTCGGTATTGAAGGGGAAACAATTACCGCTATAGAATTAGCAAATTCATCTGTATATTCAGAACCAATCAAAAATCCTATACAAGGTATTGTATTTCAGCATGCTCTGAATGATGTCAGTATAGCCAAGGCTTTTAGACGTTGGTATATAACTGGAACAATAAATAGCTTAAGAGCTTATAGGGAATACGGTGAGAATACCTATACCCATGGGTTACCCACTTCTTCAATCTTGTATTCATCTACTAAAAAGAATGCTGTAGAAGTTGTATTAGGGACAATAGAAGGTGAACCGGTCACTACTTCATTTGTTAGAGTAGCAACTCCAACAATAATCCCCTGGACTAAATGGTATTTATTACAGAATCATACTTTTGATTATCACACCGGGGTTATTACTATAACAGGTGTTAATTGGGATTATGTTAGTACAACAATTAATGGTGGTACCGGCAATTATGAGGCTAATTTTGTTAATACCGTAGTTACGACTACGACCATAACCAGTGAGATTAATATCACTACAGTAGGTGGAACTGAAACTACTACCACTACTGAGAAAACAGTTGTCTCTGTAGATGATGGTACCAATCCTCCGGATGAAACCATAACTTATGGTACTCCGGTAGTTACGGTACAACCAGGTGATGGAAGTAATGATGGTGATTATTCTATTGGTTTAGTAAATGATGTAGTGAATGATCCACAAACATATTCTGTTACTGGTATTGTGCCACCTACCTCTGAGTTTTATTACACTGTTATATACTCATTAGATTCTGCACCTACTATTAAAAAACTTTGGTTATATCAACGAAGCCTTGGTACGTATCCTACATTAGATGGCCCGGTACAAGCTGGAGTAGATCTAAGCGAGATGTTGCCTATTGTTCCATTAAAGAAAAATGGTGTTAATCTAAATACAGATACCGGTACTCCTGAATATCAAACAAGTAATACATTACTTAGTAAAATTGGTTTAAATATTGATTCTTTAATAGAGACTATTGAAAGCAATCCAGACTCAGATCTCATTAGTGATGCATTTATTTTATTTGCTATAAATCTGTATACCGATACGGTAGAAGGTAAACGAGTATTATTTGCGTTATTTCATAATATGTTTACTAATCAACAAGTTGATAGTGCAGAATATAACTCTAGTGATTTTCCTAAACCTTCTAACTTCTATAAGATAGCAGAACAAA